CAATCCCATAAGGAGGGTCTACAATAGCCAAATCAAAATACTTATCCGGAACAGTTTTCATGTACTCCATACAGTCAATATTATATACTTCGCTTATTGGCATTGTACAGTTTTTAAAAATTCAATCATTTTGCACCTTTCATCATTTCCTCAGTTTTAGCCTTACTGCCTGCACTAGAGCCTCTGTGGAAGTTAACCACAGTACCCGTAAGAGTCCACAAAGAACCTAGCGCGGTAAACGCCATGCTCTTGTTTTGTTCTGGTACACCCACAATAAACACCACAAAAGTCATCGTAAGAGCACCAGCAATGATCGACACATCTATCACATAAGCAATGTTCTTTGCCAACCAAGACGCTGTGGTGGAGTTCTGAATCTCTGAGTTCATCTTCCTAGCGTCTGCCGTGTTAGCCATGTCTAACTTGGCCATCTCTAACTCTAATTCTTGGAGTTTTTCAGCCGCCTTTGGGTCACCAGCAATAGCCTTTGCAACAGCATCAACGGAATCAGAAACGCCAAACTTATTAGCCAAAGCGGTAATAGCCATGCCACCCAGAGGGCCAGCCACAGCAGTTGCCAACGTGGGTGCGACACCCTTGAGTAAATTGAGTAAGTCATTCATTTTTCTTCCCTTAGTTCACGTTTAAGTTTCCGCAACTCTTTCATCTCTTGTTTAAGTTGCGCCCTCATGTATAGAGTTTCCACATACGCCATTGAAGTTACACCAACAATGAGACATATAGATACACCTATCAGAATCCACCAGATAAGTTTCGTATTTGCCACATCATCCACCCAAAAAATATAGATATAAACGTCACAGCAATTGCTCCACTTATAAGTTCAATTAACCAGATTTCCTCTTGTTCCTTCTTCCATCTAGCCAACCTAAGTCTTCTTATCATTTCTGACCTAGCCCACGCTTGCTCTTGTTCTATCCTGTTGTGCATTACTAAGAATCTGCTATACAAGTCTTTCAACTCAGCAGGTGCATACACCATCGCTTCCCTTGTCTGCTCTAGCAACTTCTCCATCTGCAACTCAATCAACGCCCTCTCAATTGCTTTCTTGCTTGTGTTTTGCTCAGGGTCATAGTTAGTTTTAGATTCTTCTTCTAGTTCGTGATAGTGATTGTTTATTTGTTGTTGTATATCAAACAGAACTCCAATGTTTGCCCCTACTTCGCTGATTAGTTTTAGTTCTAATTCCTCATACGATTGTTTTTGTTTTGCAACACTTTTTGGTGTTACTTTGTTGCTAAATGGCGCAGTTTTGTCGTTAGTTGGCGTGATTCTGTCGCTAGTCGGTGTAAATAGACCTTTAAGCCACGACCATAAACCTGAGAGTTCGCTGACAATAGCCTTTGCATCCCCAACAGCCCCTTCAATTGTCTTCTTAGCATTAACAATTTCCATCCTTCCCTCGTGGAGCATTGCACAGCCTGACTTGATGGCTGAGACTGCGCCTTGGGCAAGGAGGAGGAGGCTGAAAGGGTCAATGGTTTACTCCTATTGCTGTGTTTCTTGAGCAGATTGAACGAATGTTCGTAATGTGCTTGGATTAGTCAACAATTGAGTAACTCTATTTTTTTCATTGGTAGGCAATGCTTCAAGCAAGTTAGCCGCACTTTGTGGGCTTTTCATGGCTTCTGTCAAAGTCTTCATAGTTTTTACGCCAAGAGCCTTTTCGTACTCACTAATAGCCTTGTTACCAGCCGCCGCAAACACATTGATGAATGATGGCAAACGGATAAGCGCAGTATTTTGTTTAACAAGTTCAGCAACGGCTTTTTGGCCTTCAGTTGATTGTTGGGAAACTGATACTTGTGTCAATCTCTTGTTTGCTTGATCTCTTAATACACCCATTGTGCTATCTGCTAACTCAGTAGCGATGTTGTATTTGCCTGGGCCAAGAATTTTCTCAACAGCCTCTGGAGACTCGTTTTGTACAAGACGGACAAATTCATCAGGGTTAGTTTTGTATAGTCGTAATGCCTCACCAGTAAGTTTTCGCTGTGCAATAGTTTGCATACCCTTTGTATAGTCTGCCAAATATTGACGATAACCTTTGCCACCAGCCTGTTCAATTGCATCAACCAATGCAGGGCGAATGTCAGACAAAACGCTAGACGCAAGGTTTCTTTGAGAGTTTGCATCCATGCCAGGGCGCAATTTTGCTATTGCCGCATTGACCGAATTTTTGCGAATAGCATCTAATGCTCTAGCATCAATTACTCCACCACTTGCAGTCCATTGGGCTATGTCATCAGCAACATTCTTAATTGCGCCTTGCAATAAATCATTACCAGCATAATTAGGATTGTTTCCTATTGCATTTATGTTTCTAACAAGTTGATTGCCTTCCAATGGTTTAATTCCAACAGAACGCAAAGCATCAGCCGCTTGTTGATTAAATCTAGCACCTTGACCTAAATCAAGAGATGCTTGAGCCGCTTTGTTTGACCATTCTCCAAATGCTTTCTCAGCAAGTTCATCAGCAAATGTGTATTTAGATGCGCCAACTGGTAAGCCACGCTTAATCATATCAAGTCGTGCATACGCTCTTGCTGTATCCCCTGCGCTAATCAAGTCCTTAACCTTCTGAACTTGTGCCGCCGCTTCTGCACTTAGTTTTCCAGCAGTTGCTTCATAATCAGCCACTTGTTTACCCAAATTGGCACGATCCAAAGCCGCTTCTCTCTGAGGAGTAGTCATTGCATTTAAGTTCTTTTTGGCTGTTTCTAAAACACCACGAACTTCTGCCGCATTAGTTCCGCCAGCAAGTTTTGACAATGCCTTAACTGACTCTTCTTCACCAAACAATCTTATTTTTCTCAAGAACTGTGGATCACGCTCTAAAGCGTTAGTAATCAATGATTGCCAAGTTGGATTGTTTAAAGATGCAGTAATATCAGCAACAGATGCGCCTTCTGGAGCATTTTTAAGGATACTTAATACTTTAGGCAAGTCTTGACCCAATGCCTGAGAAGCAATAGATGCCGCCTTAACTTCTGCCGCAGATGCTTGTGGTTTTACAAAAGCCTGTACTGCTTCAATGCTTGGAAGACCAAGACGTTTACCAATATCAGATTCTGTTACACCTTTTACAAGAGGAGTAAGTAATCCTCTACCAGTCTCAGTAACCTTTTGTATAACAGGAGCAATATAAGGAGCAATGGCACGACCACCAGCCTCATAAGTAGCACCTTCTAAGACATTGCCAATTGGCTGAGTAAAAATATCTGCACCTTGTCTTGGTTGTTGTCCACCAAGGTAAACATCACTTAAATTGAGGGCTTCTTTTGCTATTCCATAACCAAGACCTGCGCCTCCAACTGTACCCATTGGGCCAAGTGCAGTTCCCAAAAGACCTCCACCAACTGCGCCCGCCGCTTCTAAGGCAGGAGCAACAAAATTACGCACATTTTGATATGTGTTTGATGGTGTAGGAGCAGGTGCAGGTGCAGGTGCGGATGTAGCAGTTTGGGCAACAGATGTTGGCTGAGTTTTTAAGCCAACTTTAGTGTCAAATTCTGCACGAGGAATATCAGAATAAAACTTTTTGTAAAGTGCATTAGCCAAAGCCTCATCTGGCATATCAGCATACTGTGGATACTGATTACGGATTTCGGTTAATGTTGTCATTATCTAATTCCTAATGGGTCTGCTTTTGCGCCACCTTGACCACCTTGATTTTTATATTCATAAGTCATATCAAAGGTATCTTTAATCCGACCAGCAGACGCTCTTGTTTCTGAAGCCGCTCTCTTTAAAGCCGCCTTTAAATCTAATGCGTTTTGAGTTAACTCTAATGGCGCAAAAGCGTTCTTTAATTGTTGTCCTTCGGCATTTGACACATTGCCTAATGCGCCTCCAGTTGGTGAGGCATTTCGTAAGTTTTGCAACTCATTGAATCCCCCACGAGCAACAATAGACTTGTACAAGGCTTCAGCCGCACGAGCCTCTTTGGTAATCGCAGGTGTGCGTCCACCAATCAGACCTGTAATACCCTCTAAGCCTTTGCTATCTGCTAAAGTTTCTAAATCACTTGCCAACTTTTCTGCGCTAGTTTGAAATGATGCAACAGCAGTTTTAGCCTGTGGATATTTGGCTTCACGAGCCTGTATTTCTTTTGGAGGCAAGCCTTCCATTGAAGAAGCAGGGGTCATTTTATTTGCAATTGCAGTTGCCCTATCAACAAATATTACTTTGTTTGTATTTGGATCAACAACAGCAACAGGAGGTTGCTCTGCACGAGGTTGACCAGGCGGGCGTGATGCCAAAGCACGAGCCGTAACAAATTCTTGATATGTACCTTTAAAACCACCGCCTTCAGGACTTTTGGCAAATTGGTATTCACCAACCATAGTTGGAGGTTTATTTTCTGCTTTCGAGGTCAATTCATTAAGTTTTGATTGATATGCCGTATTAAATTCCTCAGTTCCTTGTGGAGCAATAGAAGACGCATAAGCGGCGGCATTACGCACTTCAGGAGTTAGTTTCTCAGCAGTTCTTTGCTGAATCAAAGCATAATCACTTTGTGCTTTACGCAAGTAATCAGTTAACTGCATAGCACCTACCTGATCTCCTGCCGCAGACAACTTTTGTATTGCCCCTTGCAATGAACTAGGATTATTAGGATCAACCTCACGCATAACAGCATTACGAGTGCTAATTAACTGTAATTGTGGGTCTTGACCACCCAAAGCACCACCAATAGCACC